GAACATATTTAGAAACAGAGGCAGTCAAACATTTGGCGGTAAACTGTTTGAATTTATAGTGGCACAGGGACAACCTGGCACAGGCGGTGGCGACAAAACTTACATAGAACAAGCAGAAGGTTACATAGCACATAAATGGGGTTTGACGGCTAATTTACCTGTAAGTCACCCATATAAGAACACAGCACCATAAGGATAAGAAATGGAAAAAGAATATATTGTAACACTTAAAAAAGGTATAGATCCAATAAGTTTCCAAAAGGATATGATAGAACAAAGCATACTTCCTTATGTTCCTAATAGAACTGTAAAAGTTGCCAATTATAGACCTGCAAGTGTAAGAAATACACATTATAAACTTACTGACGTAGAAGCAAAAGAATTAGGAAATGATAGTCGAGTTGAAGCAGTAGAATTAGATCCTAATTTACGTGATGATATTTTTATAGATAGGAGAACAACACAGACAGGTAATTTTAATAAAAGCACAGCTACAGCAGGAGACAATATAAACTGGGGTTTAAGAAGAATGATTGCTTTAAGCAATCCATATGTTACTGATGGATCAGTAACAGGAGGATATGATCATACACTGACAGGTACAGGTGTAGATATTGTTATACAGGATAGCGGCATACAATCTGACCATCCAGAATTTCAAGATGCAAATGGTACAAGTCGTGTGCAAGAAATTGACTGGTATGGGGCTAGCGGAATATCAGGTACTATGCCAGAAGGATTTTATACAGATTATGATGGACACGGAACACACGTTGCAAGTATAGCCGCAGGTAAGATACATGGTTGGGCAAAAGGTGCAAGATTATATTCTATAAAAATATTACCTGGCTCACAAGATCCTTACTCTGCAATGTCTATCACTGACTGCTTTGATGTAATTAAAGAATGGCATAAAAGAAAACCTATAGATACACAAACTGGAGTTAAACGTCCAACGGTCGTAAATATGAGTTGGGGTTACTTTAGTAGATATACGAATATAGCTGGAGGAAATTATAGAGGAACTTCTTGGAGTGGTTCTGCTAGAAATACTTCATATGGTATGACAGGAGTATTTGATGGATCAGGATACAGACATCCTATAAGAGTTGCATCAGTAGATGCTGATGTAGAAGAATTAATTGAAGCAGGTGTACATGTTTGTATAGCCGCAGGAAATAATTATCATAAGATAGATGTACCGGGCGGAGTTGATTATGACAACTACTACACTAATACATTTTTTGGAGCAAGATATTACCACAGAGGTTCATCACCTTATAGTTCAAATGCTATAATGGTTGGAAATATAGATAGTCAATTAGATGCACAAGGCGAAGAACAAAAAGCACAATCAAGTGAAACAGGGCCAGGTGTAGATTTATACGCTCCGGGAACAAATATTTTTGCAGGGACAAGTAATTCAAATAGATTTACAGATGGTCAATATTTAAACACTGCATTTAGAATTGCAAATATTAGTGGTACAAGTATGGCAAGTCCGCAAATTGCAGGACTAATAGCAACCTACGGAGAAGTACAACCTACATCTACACCATCACAAGCAAAATCTTGGGTAATTGGAAATACAAAAACGCAGATAGATACAAATGGAAACACAGATAACGACTACACAAACTATAGAAGTTTAATGGGCGGTAATAATAATTATGCATTCCAAGAATTTAATAGTCCAAATGTAGTTACTGTTGCAGGTGAAGAAACACTTGCAATACAGGATGATGATGTAACTCCTACTTATGCACTAACAACAAATACAAGTAGTGTAGATGAAGGACAAAGTTTTACAATCACTTTACAAACAACAAATCTTGTAAGTGGAACTATTATACCATATACAATTACTGGAGTAGAATCAGCAGACTTAGGTGGAGAACTTCTTACTGGTAATTTTATTGTTGGCACTAGTATGATAAAAACATTTACAGCAACAGAAGATAATACATTTGACGATGGTTCGGAAACTTTTGTTTTAACAATAGATGGCACTGCATCAAGTGTAAGTGTTACAATTAATGATACAAGCAAACCAGATCCGTCTTATAGTTTAAGTGCAACAAGAACAAATCTAGGTGAAGGTGAATCAACAACTATTACACTAACAGCATCTAACGTGCTTTCAGGAACAGTAGTGCCTTACACTATTACAGGAATAACAAGCAATGATATCGGGGGAGAACCATTAACAGGAAACTTTACAGTTGGATCAGATGTAGCAAGGACTTATACATTTACAGCAGATGAAACTTTAGAAGGTTTGGAAACTATGGTATTCTCTTTGGATACACAAGGTGAATCACTGAATATTCAAATAAATGACACAAGTAATTCACCAACAAGTTATTTTCTTGTAAGTTCAGAAAGTAGTGTCAATGAAGGACAAAGTTTTACAATTACCTTAAATGTTGAAAATCCTATAAACGGTGTCGAACAAGCATATGTTATTACAGGAGTAAGTAGTACTGATATAAGCAATGCGCCTTTGTCAGGAACTTTTGTTGTAGGTACAGATGTTCAAAGAACTTTTACTGTAAGTGAAGACTTTACAACAGAAGGAGAAGAAACATTTGTTATAACTTTAGTAAACGAATCAACTGTAAATGCAAGTGTTACAATTAATGATACAAGTACAACTTTGGTTGAAGGTGAAGAAGTAATTACTTCTCCTGGATCTGGAACATTTACAATTCCAGCAGGAGTAACATCTATAAGTTTTCTTGCAGTAGGTGGCGGCGGTGGTGCTGGATCAAATGCGGCGCTAGGAGCTGGACAATGGACAGGCGGTGGTGGTGCTGGTGCATTAGCATGGAAAAATAATTTGGCTGTCACAGCAGGTAGTGTTGTAAGTTATACTGTAGGTGCAGGAGGAATAGGTAACAATGATGGTTCTGCAACAACAATTACATATAACGGACAAACTTATACAGCAGGCGGTGGCTTTGCAAGTCCTCCTGAAGCAATAACAAGCACAAGCGAATACGCAGGTAAATCAGGCGGTGCTGGAGGAACAGCAACGGGATCTTGGACAGGATCTAAAGATGGTGGTAAAGGTGGTGATAGTACGATATTTGGCGGAACAACACTTACTGACGTAGAAGCAGTAGTAGGTGGAGGTGGAGGCGGTGCTAGTACTGCCGACATAGGACAACAAGGACATCCGCAAACAAAAGCAAACGGATTTCCTGAATTATTAAGTCCATCTAATAGACGACTTGCACCAAGTGATTTTGCATTAACAGGAGATCAAATAATTGCATTAAGTTTAGTAGGTGATGCAAACTTAAATAATATTGTTTACAATATTGATAACGTAAGAGGTGGCGGCGCAAATTTTCCAACAGATGAACATGCATCTATATTAAGGCAAAAGAAAGAAGAATTATTTGCAAGTGCTAATTTTGCAGATTGGTCAAGTGAAGATAAAGTTTACGTTGTTTGGAAGAATGGACCAAGCGGAGTACGTTTTGCTACAGGTTGGGATACATCAACAAACACATTAAGTTTACAAACTAGTTTGCTTTCAGTAGACACAAATGCTAATATTTCAAGACAATACATAGAAGCTAATTTGCCAGCACAAGCAACATCATATGAAGGTATTAGTTACCCGTGGGCATTACAAGGCGGAAGTAGTATTAATAACGGCAATGCAAATTACAGTCCAGGCACACCTACATCAGTAGATAGAATAGAATTTAGAAAAGGTGTTGCCACAAATGCTACAGATGGAAATACAACTTTACTTGCCACTGTTATGCTAGGAGACGAAGGTAACTCAAGACCAAGAGTTCCTGATGCATCAGGAGCTGGTGGTGGACAAACTTTTGTTGAAGATTATAGAAGTGGTACAGGAACCGTTGTAGGAGGACAAGGTGGGTCTTCATCTCTTACAAGAGGTTTAAGTGCATTACCAGGAAACCATGCAACAGAAAGAACACAAGAAACAATATCAGGAGCAGGCACAGTCTATACGGGTGGTGTTGGTGGACACGGAAATATACAAAGCACATTTGCATCAGTTAATGTTGGAGCAGGTGCCGGTGGTATTATGGTTATGGCATTAGCACCAAGTGGTTCACAAACTAGAAGTGTAAGTGGACAAAACGGGGGATTACTAATAGAATATCCAGGGCAACTACGACAATTTAATGCACCTTCATATACGTTAAACAGCAGTAAAGCAACTGTTAATGAAGGAAGTACTTTTGCAATAACATTACAAAATAATTTGACAGAAGCAAATACACCAATACCTTTCTCAGTTGAAAATATTCAACTTGCAGATTTATCTGATACTACTGGACTAACTGAATCGGGAGCTTACTTAACAGGCGGATTCACAGCAGGAAACAATAGTAAAACATTTAGTATAGCCGCAGATAATACTTTTGATGGTATTGAAAACTTTAACTTAAAAGTCTACAGACCAGGTTCAACAATAACAAATGCGGCCACTGTTGTTGCAGAATCCTCATACGTAAAAGATGACACGACTGTTCCTATTAACGATACAAGTGATGGTACACAAGAATCATTTACCGGCACTGTTGTTAATAGTGGAGCAAGTGGGTATCAGTGGACAGCAGGGAGCGATCGTAATGGAACTATTAGTGGTACTAATCCTAATATTGTTATAGATAAAGGCGACACAATCAGATGGACAATTAACGCATCAGGACATCCATTTTATATAAAAGAAGCACAAGTAACTGGCACAGCACAAGCAACTAATAATGTACAAAATCAAGGTACTACAAATGCTACAATAATTTATACACCAAGTGTTGATGGTAGGAAATATTATCAATGTTCTATACACTCTGATATGCACGGTGAAATTTATATTTGTGACGATCATTGGTTAAACTTAGGTGTAACTGGATTGGGTGATTATGAGTGTTATAAAATTAGAAATGCTGGTAGAGGATACACTGTTGGGGCATATCAAAAAATTAGCGGAGACGGTAATCCTCATTTCTGGGAGAAAAATACAGACAGGGGTGATGTTGTTTACAATAGATATGGTAATAATGATGTAATACCAGGCGCAAGCATAGTAGATAGCGGAGAAAATTTATATCTAGCATATAGCGGAAGTTGGAACTGGAAGAATGCAAGTCCTGGTGCAAATTATCCAAGTTTCTTATACATAACAAAAACAAATGCCGCAGGACAAAATCTATGGTATAGAAACTACACTGATGGTGATGGTTATGCACATAGATCAAGTGACATACAGTTTGCAAGTGATGGACATATTTTAGCGTGTGGCACTTTATATAATACAGATAAAACATTAAGTGGCATGTATTTGTATAAAATAAATGTAACAAATGGTGAACCTTTAGGAGTTTGGAAAACTACTTTGACAGACAAACTTACTGAAGCCTATTACATGAAAGTACATTCAAACGGCGATGTATATATTTACGGTGAAGAGATTACTCCGGATAATGTTCCTGTAGGAAAAACAAATGGTGAGAAAGCACCTAGAATTTGGAAATTTAACAACAGTTTAAGTTTACAATGGTCAAGATTTTATCACGTTGATCAGGACACAAACGAATATATGAAGCCAAGAGGACTTGCATTAGATGCTAATGGAAATCCATACATTGGTATGTGTAGCGATTCTACAACGTTTAGAAGTCATGTAATTAAAATTAATGCAAGCACTGGTTTGAGAAGTGCTGAATGGAGTTTAAATAATAGCACAAGAAGTAGTACATTACCACAACTTCATGATATTGCTTTTGATACTGTTAATAGCAAATTATTCTGTGTAGGTATTATAAAAGAAACTGCAACCGGCAGAGATAGAGGACTAGTATCTAGTTTTAATGATGCCCTTACAGAAAATATTGTTGGGCAATATAGAACTGATCATGAAGGACTTTATGATTTAAGATTTAAAACTTGTGATATCGATAATACAAGTAACCCAAATATAAGATTATTTGTAGGCGGAAACGGAACAAGTAAATATAATACTACTGCTATAAACAAAGCAGTGGGAAGTATTCCTATAAATGGAAGTAAACCTAATGATGATACTACATGGGACCAATTTAAATATACAGAAGAAGGTGCTTGGTCAGTAATTAGTAACAGTGTAGTTAGTGAAATAACAACTAACGGTGTAGCAGTTTCTCAAGGTATAAGTCCGAGTGCAGGAGGAAACGCTAACGGATCAGTAAATACTGGAAGTCAATTTACACAACGTAAAATGGCATTAGATTACTCACAAGTTACAGAGCCTCAAGTAGCATCTCCTACATATTCACTAACATCAAGTGCATCTACAATTAACGAAGGACAGAGCTTTACTGTTACACTTGACACTACAAATGTTCCAGACGGTACAAATGTTCCTTACACAATTACAGGTGTAAGTAGTGAAGATTTAGACGGAGTAAGTTTAACAGGAAACTTTACAATTATAAGCAATAGTGCAAGTGTTACTTTTAATGTTACTGAAGATAATCTAACTGATTAAAGGAGTAATAAGTGGGGCAGGAAACTTTTACACTAACTTTAGATGGCACAGGTAATAATATAAGTGTCGATATAGAAGATACTTCTTTAGGTTATGTAAACCAAGCCACAGGTTCTTACACTGTTTCAGGTATGTATGCCTTTGGTCACACTCCGGGACCTCCAAACTATGGTACCTTGGCAGGCGGAACAAACGGAACTTACAACCATGGTTGGTATAATTTGATAATAGGTCCTAAGGTGAACTCTATGGCAATCGCATCTAGATTGACAGAAGGTAGTGGATTTAGAACATTAAGTTATCATGGTCCAAACAATGTTTTGTATGGTTGGGTAGACCATAATTCATTTTGGTATTGGGACGACGGGTCTGCACAGACCAGTATAACTGGTAATGGTTACTATAGCGGAAGTACATTTGTGGTACAAATAAATGGTCCAGGTACAGGTAATGTATACAGTTACTATTTTGATCCTAATACAATTTCAAACAACAATGTAAACACTCCTAGTTTTACTATGACAGATATACGTATGTGGGACGGCGCTTATCCTACAGGACAAAACAATAATTTTACCGTTGGAGTCAACGGATTATCAGCAATAAAATGGTTTTAACATGGCACAAGAAACTTTTACACTTACAATAGATTCAGGAGACAGCGTATCTGTTACTATCAATGATACTAGTACAAGTATTAGTGGAGAAGAATTATTTTTAGATACTGGCACTCAAACATTTACAGTGCCAGCTGGAGTCAACTCTATAGATATTGTTGCTATAGGCGGCGGTGGCGGTGCAAGAGCAGGCGAAGCTTCCCGTGGTTCTAGCGGTGGTGGCGGTGGAGCAGGACTTGCATACATTTATGGAGTTTCTGTAAGTCCAGGAGATACATTAGAAGTTATAGTGGGTGCAAGAGGAACTATGGGAGATTTACCTTACAATAGTCCTTTTGAAAGAGTAAGCAGTAATTATGCAAGTTATCAAACATTTTATCCAACTGAACGTAATTCTACAGGCACAGATGGTGCTGATACAATAATCAATTATGACGGCGTAGAAATTATGAGAGCAGGTGGAGGAAAGGTAAATGCAACTTTAAGTTCACCTGGAGCTGGAGGTACTTATTCAGTAAACGCAAGTTATGGAACTTCTAGAGGAGGACAAAACGGACAAGACGGACAAAGTGGAACTACTGGAAACAACGGTGTTCGGCCAGGAGGTGGCGGAGGTGCTGGTGGATATACAGGCACTACAGGACACGGAGGTAGAGGCGGAACCGGCCTTGGAGACTTCTATAGAAGTAATGGCGGATACAATTATTATAAGGACGGCCCTGGTGGACAGGGTGGCGGAACACATTTATTTGGTGCAGGAAATACAGGATCAAATGGTAGTAATGCTCCTTCATTATATCAATATGGAGGAGGCTATAACTATGCTGGAGGATCTGACGGCGGTATTGGAAGTTACAGTTCAGAAAGAAGTGCTATCAGAGGTTGCGGAGGCGGTGCTGGTGGCGGTTGTGGCGGCCGTATACGCGATCAAGCAATATCAAGTTACGGAACTTTTTACTATAGGTGGTTCTTAATGAGCAATGGCAACCTTGGTGATCATGGAGGTGTTAGGATCAGTTGGGGAACCTAAAAAAGCGATAAATATATAAAAGGACGCAAATTATGACTATACAAAACATTAACATTGGGCAAATAGCAAACGACGGAACAGGTGACGATCTAAGAGAAGCATTTCGTAAAGTAAACGAAAACTTTGATGAACTCGATCTACGTCAACCTGAGGCAACTACAGCGGCAAGTATAGGTTCAGGTGAAGCAATATTTTCTGCTAAAGTTGGAGATCAATTACAGTTTAAAAACGTTACAGCAGGAACTAAAATTAATGTTGCATCTGTAGCAGGAAATAATGTTCAAATATCTGCAGACTTATCTGGTGTATTGTTTGTTTCTGATTTAGGAAGTAACAATGTAGACGATGGTGAAACACTTAACATTTATGGTGGAACGGGTATAAGCACAAAAATAATAGGAAATACACTAACAATTACAAACGAGTTCGAGGAAGGTGTAAGTACTTTTACAAACGAGTTAGACTTTGGCGGTATTGACTTTAGTGTTACAAGCCATGCAGACTATTTAAGATTTAGTACTGATGTTGAATACGGTACAATTACTGCTAAGACAGAAGGTTTAACTTCTGATATGGGTGCAATTTAATATAATGGCTGATTTTTGGACTATTAAAACTGGATCAACTATTGCTTCTGTAACTGAAGAACTTACAGTTTCGGTTGGACTGCCTCTTGTTCCAAATACAAATCCTACTATTAAATTAATTTCTGGAGAACTGCCTCCAGGTATGCGTATTAAAAATTATCAAATTATTGGCACTCCATTACAAGTTGAAAGAACAAAAACTTTTAGTTTTGTTTTAAGAGCAACTGTAGGAGACAACATCGAAGATAGAACATATAGAATAGTAGTAAATGGTCCAGATGCTCCTGAATGGCATACACCAGAAGGTTATTTAAAAGTTGGAGGTGACAACCCTGCAAACAATAGATACTTTATTTTAGATAACGAACCTATAGAATTTCAGTTAGATGCTAGAGATGTAGATTTACCTACAGGTAAAAATTTAGAATTTTATATTGATAAAGACGATGGTGTTCTTCCTCCTGGGATAAGCATGAGTAAAACAGGTAAAATTACTGGTATAGTAGAACCATTATTAGCATTAGACAAAGCAAGTAACATTGGACATTATGATAGTGCAAATTATGATATGTACCTTCATGATTTTAGTAATAGAGCAAGTTTATTTTATCAAGGGCAAATAATACCAAACTATGTTTTTAATCCACCTAAAAAACTAAACAGATTTTATGAATTTAAAGTAAGTGTTACAGACGGCTACGATGTTGTAAAAAGAAACTTTATAATTTACGTGGTGGGAGAAGATTTCTTACGTGCTGACAATGTTGTAGTACAAGTTGGAACAGGTATTTTTACAGCGGACAATACATTTATTAGATGGCCTGTTTGGATTACTCCACCCGACTTAGGTTTCCGTAGAGCTAACAATTACATAACTTTATTTTTAGACGTTTTAAAAAATGAAAACCAGTTAGGTGCTATTGTATATGAATTACTTTCTACAAATGACGATGGTACAGGAAGTCAAATACCGCCAGGAATGACACTTGATACAAATACAGGAGAGATAGCAGGGCGTGTTGGATATCAACCTGCAATAACAAGAACTTACAAATTTACAGTAAGAGCTAAATTGGTAGTGTCTGAAAATAATATTATTTCTGTTGCAGATAGAGGAACTGCATATAGAGATAGAACATTTACTGTAAGATTATTAGGTGAAGTAGACAGCAAAATTACTTGGTTAAGTAAAACAAATTTAGGAACTATACCAGCTAACTTCGGAAGTGTATTTAGAGTTGAAGCTGAAACAACTGTTCCAGATGCACCATTAATTTACACATATGTAAGCGGCCGTTTACCTCCAGGATTAAATTTAGAATACAACGGAGAAATTACAGGCAAAGTTGTACAGTTTGGAGATAGTGAAAAAGATGGATTAACTATTTTTGATAATGACAATATGACTTTTGATGGTGATACAACTAGCACAGATAGAATTTATAAATTTGTTGTTGAGGCAAAAGATCGTTTTGGTTATAGTGCATCGCAAAAAGAATTTAGCATAGAAGTTATTGACGATGATGACACACAATATAGTAACTTATATATGAAGCCATTTTTGAAAGAAGATAAACGTGATAGATTCAGTCAATTTATAAGTGATCCTATTAACTTTCCAAGCAGTATTATATACAGACCTAACGATCCAAATTTTGGATTGCAAAGAGAAATAAAAATTTTAGCATATGCAGGTATTGAAACTAAAACAGTTGAAGAAGTTTTTGCTAAAAGTCAAAAACACCATAAGAAACGTAGATATAGAGTAGGAGAAATTAAAAGTGCAGTAGCAAAAACTCCTGGCACTCAAGATATTGTATATGAAGTAATTTATTTAGAAGTTTTAGATCCTGCTAAACCTACACAAGGCACAGCAAGAGAAAGTTTTGTACAACGTAATCCAATGCAAGTAAAAGTAGATTCGCAAAACTATGACACAAATAGAAAATACATTACACAAAATGACGGAATACCTACTCTAAATGCATCAGGTAGCACTGTAAATAGAAACAATGAACAATACAGATTTCAAACAAATGATACCCAATTAGATTTAGGAGATACAGTTTTAAGTGAAGATGGAAGTACTATACTTACTGCAACAGCTAACACAGATAGCGAGCCATTTAAGTTTGGTCCTAGAAATGCACCTACAGTAGACAGTGATGCATTCTTAGCAAGTGGCGGAGGTGGTAAAAAGTACATAAGTAATATAGATAATATGCAAAACAGCATAAAATCATTAGGTAGAACAGAGTATGATTTTTTACCTTTATGGATGCGTACCCCACAAGATGCAGGTATGCAAGAACCAGGATTTATGTTAGCAATACCTTTATGTTACGTGAAACCAGGAAATAGTGCAAGTGTGCTACTAACACTTAAAAACAATGCATATGATTTAAAAGACTTAGATATTGAAATAGATAGGTATATAGTTGATAGTACTACAGGAAAATCAGGAGATCAGTATATATTGTTCGAAAATTTTGAATACAATGCTTAATAACGATAAATATATTTAGGAGATAAAATATGGCCAGTTCAATTAGTTATTCAGCGATAGACGAAAACTATCCTGAGGCAGGACAAGACAACGATTCACAAGGTTTTAGAGATAATTTTTCTTTAATCAAAGATGGTTTGCAAACTGCACAAAGTGAAATTTCAACTCTGCAGAGTGATACTGCAAAACTTAATCAAGCAAATGATTTTGCAGGTAATAACATTACTAGTGCAAATACATTAAAAGGAACATCAGCATTTTATAATGGAGGTGTGTTATCTGGTAATCAAAATATTAGTTTTGAAAACGGCCATTATCAAAACTTTACTATTAATAATTCAGGAATAACACTTACATTAGCAGACTGGCCTGCTAGTGGTAAGTTGGCAAAAATTTGTGTATCATTAACTGGTAGAGGCGCCGCAGATGTTGTAACTTGGAGTACTGAAAATAGTGGTACTATAAAAGTTGCATCAGGTTTTCCAAATACACCAACAATAGACAGCAACGTACATCCAAAGATTTTCGAATTTTGGACAGTTGATGGCGGTACTATAGTATATGGAGAATATAAAGGTGAATTCAGTACAACACTTTAATCCATTAGTCGACGATTTAACAGACATACCTACAAAAGTTTTAGAAGAAAAACTTTTAGAATTAAACAAAAAGTATTGGATGACCCAAAATCCACAGGTAAGAGGACAAATGGTAGCAATTCTTGACATGTATAAATTAGAATTACAAGCAAGAAGAGCTCAAGATGCTCAAAAAAACAACGATCAAGGTGATAATTCTCTTGACAATCTTATTAACATCAGTTAATATATACATATGCTAATGAAAACAGATGATCTAGGTATTCCACGATTCTCGAATAAAGATCTAATAAAGATGATTTATTCTGGACATGCAGATAAAGTACATGTTGTATTGTGTGATAAATCTGATGACATTGAAAAGTTTAATACAGCAATGGAAGAACAAGGACTTCCTAAACTTCAAACATACATTCCATTAGATGTAGACCAAAAGACCTTTGATAATGTTTGTCAAGGAGAATGGTTTATGCCTGACAAATATAAAGACTTAGATATTGAAGCATATGTAATAAATTTATGCGACAGTAAAGAAAAAGTTGCAAGAGCCTATGAAGAATTAGAACAGTTTCATAAACGTGGTATGACAAACGTATTACGTTATATGGTTTATCTAGTAGATTATATGCGGGAAAACGGCATAGTCTGGGGTGTTGGTAGAGGTTCAAGTGTTGCTAGTTATGTGCTATATGTAATTGGAGTACACAGAATTAACTCAATCCAATATGGCCTAGACTGGCGAGAGTTCCTGAGATAAGTAGTTTAGAACAAGGAGAAATGTTATGGCAATAAGACAAACAGGTAGAAAAACCTACCGAACAGCACAAGGCAAACCCATTGATATGGATATGCTACGCCAACGTAACGAACTAACTCCAGCAGTAGGAAACGCTCGTGTAAATGCACGTGGTGACGAAATAGGAGCAGGAGGCAAAATTATCCGTAAGCGTGAAGATGTTTTACGTGATTATTATGCAGACAATCCTCAAGCGGCGCCAGACGAAGTAATTACAAGAGAATCCCTACAGCAAGCACAAGAAGCTCAAGCACCTGTGCAGACAAAAGCTGAAAAGAAAGCATCAGCAACTAAAAAGTCTGCGGCAGAAAAAGCAAAAGAGCAAGAAGAACTTGATGCAAAGGATGATTGGATCGAAGACGAAGATGGTAATTTTGTTAAAAGAGGTGACTAGTGAATAATTTAGCTAAATTTGAAGGTAACTTAACCGCAATAGGAAATAGAGTTCTTGTAAGTGATATGTACTTCGGTGAACAAACTACTAAAGGCGGAATCATTCTTACTTCAGATGATGGAAATGTTAGAGGCATTTATCCACGCTGGGGTAAAGTTTATAGTAAAGGACCAAAAAACAAAGACGATTATAAAGTTGGTGATTGGGTTCTTGTAGAACATGGTCGTTGGACACGAGGTGTTACAATGACTAACGAAGGTGAAGATGACGTTGTTCTAAGAATGATTGAGTCTGAAAGTATATTAGCCTACTCAGAAGAAAAACCTGATGATGTTCAAATGAGTAATAGTAGTGTAGGTGACTATGCTCCTGACAGTATAGACCCAAGTGGTTTTGTGAACGCTAACTAGAAAGAAACAAAATTGGAAAAGAACGTAGATCTTAAAAAGTATGAATACTTTGTTAAAAGAGTAACAAGTAAAGAATCAAATAGCACAATGGTTCTTAATAACAAGTTAATTGATTTAGAAAAAGAATCAGGTGTAAACTTAGCATTGTTAATGACAGGTGCTATCGGACTATCAAGCGAAGGAGGAGAATTTGCAGAAATTGTTAAAAAATGTATCTTCCAAGGTAAACCACTTGACGATGAAACTATATTTCATTGCAAACGAGAACTTGGCGATATTATGTGGTATTGGATTAATAGTTGCAGGTCTCTTGGTTTGGACCCTAACGAAGTAATAGAAGAAAATGTAAACAAATTAAAGTCACGCTATCCAGGTGGAGGGTTTGACGTATACTACAGTGAGAATAGAAAAGAAGGGGATTTATAATGGCAACAGGATATTCAAGATCATCAAGAGCATCAATGGCACAGTATGACGAAGGTCTACGTAAATTTATGCTTAACATGTATAACCATACAAGTGCTGGTTTAGCAGTTAGTGGTTTAGTAGCATGGTTGATTTATTCAACAGGTTTACTTTTTGCAATGGCGAATAGTATTTGGATCTTTGCATTTGCACCGTTAGGCATGATCCTTTGGTATAGTTTTGCAGGACAAAACTGGAGTTATGAAAAACTTCGCACATTTTATTATTCATTTACAGCAGTAATGGGAGTTGGACTAGCACCTATTTTTGCAGTATATACTAGTTACAGTATTACACAGGTATTTTTTGTTACTGCCGCAACTTTTGCTGGAGCAAGTCTATGGGGTTATACTACAAAACGTAATCTAACAGGCTTTGGACACTTTTTGTTTATGGGTCTTATTGGTATTATTATTGCCAGCATAGTAAATTTGTTTATGGCAAGTTCAGCTTTAATGTTTACTATAAGCATCCTTGGTGTATTCATTTTTACAGGACTTACTGCTTGGGACACACAGAATGCCAAAAACATATATTTAAATCACGGTGGAGATCCACGCTATGGCATTCAGTTTGCTATTAGTTTGTATCTTAATTTTATAAACCTATTCCAAATGCTATTGCATTTAATCGGAAACAGAGAATAAGAGGAAAAATTGGATTACGAAAAAGAACGTAAGATCCTTACGGATGTTGACGGAGTTCTATTAGATTGGGAGTCAGCATTTGATGAGTGGATGCAGTCACGTGGATACACAGTAAAAGATCCAACAGATTATAAACAATACATAAGATATGGAATTACAAAAGAAGAAAGTGATTCTAATGTAGAAAGATTTAATACAAGTGCATGGATTGGTTATTTAAAACCATTACGTGATGCAATAGATATAGTACATAGGTTTGGATCACATCACTGGCATTTTGAATGTATAACTAGTCTAAGCACAGACCAATTTGCAGGTTTATTAAGAACAAGCAACCTAGAAAGTGTATTTGGGAGAGGTCCTATTAGGCGGGTACGTTGTATAGATACAGGTGCTGACAAAGATGACATTTTAAAAGAGTATGAACCAGGACATTGGTGGATTGAGGACAAACCAGAAAATTGTGAAGCAGGTTTAAGAGCAGGTCATAAACCTATTATTATAGATCACAGATATAACCAAGATTATAACGGAGCATTAAGAGCAAAAACTTGGAAAGATGTGTTTAAAATTATTACAAAAAACACTTGACTTTGTGTGCCTTATCCTATATAATAATACAAAATAGGAGTATAATATGAAGTTTCCAGAGCCAAACAATACAGGAATTGGTACAGCCGGTGCAACAGGTGTTGCACTAATGGTTTTACACATAACAGGATTTTTAACAGGATGGGCATGGCCTTTACTTTACATATTTTTCATTCTAGCAGGTATTGGAATGGAGAATAAAAGAAAATGAAGGAACTATGGGTAGAAAAATATCGTCCTCAGAAAGTAGATGGTTATGTATTTAGAGACGAAGCACAAAAAGCACAAGTTAAGCAATGGATTAAAGATAGGACGATACCTCATTTATTGTTCAGCGGTAATGCTGGTATTGGCAAAACTACTCTTGCTAAACTACTTTTTGCAGAATTAGAAATAAATGATTTAGATGTACTTGAAATCAATGCAAGTAGAACAAACAGTGTTGATGACGTAAGGGATAAAATTGTTAACTTCGTACAAATGATTCCATTCGGTGAGTTTAAAGTTGTATTACTTGATGAGGCTGATTATCTAAGTCCAAATGCACAGGCGGCACTACGTGGTGTAATGGAAGAGTATCACACAACAAGCAGATTTATTTTAACTTGTAACTATCCAAATAGAATTATTCCTGCATTACATTCAAGATGTCAAGGATTTCATATTGCAAAAATTGATCAAACAGAATTTACTGCTAGAGTAGCAGAAATACTTATTACTGAAGGTGTACAACCAGACTTAGATGTACTAGACACTTATGTAAAAGCAACATATCCTGATTTACGTAAGTGTATAAATATGGTACAAATGAACTGCCAAGATGGAAAGTTACTTGCTCCACATGAAGGAGACACAGGCGAAAGCGATTGGAAACTTGAAATGGTAGAACTTTTTAAAGCAGGTAAAATTACACAAGCACGTAAATTGCTTTGTGGTACAGTACGTCCAGAAGAGATGGAAGAAATATATCGCTGGCTTTATGACAACATTAGTTTGTTTGGCGATGAAGAAAAACAAGACACTGCGGTTTTAACAATTAAACAAGGACTTGTAGATCATACACTAGTTGCAGATCCTGAAATTAATTTAGCCGCAACATTAATAAGATTGGCAAGACTATGAATGTAGAATTTGATGGCTTTATAGGCCAGTTCGAAGATTTCTTTGATGAAAAGTGGATTGACGAACTAGTGAAATATTTTCACACTTTTAATGACTTAGGTGCATACCAAGGGCAATATTTGCCAAAACACCTTAGAGATGACACACAATTATATTTTATGGATCCGATAAGGATACATGATGTACATCCACATTATGCAGAATACTTTTTTAAAGTTTTAAAAGAACAAATTTGTCCACAATACTACGAAAAATTTAGCATATTGCAAGAAAGAGAATATCAATCTAAACAGTTAAAAATGAAAATGATTGAAGAAGGTGGTGGCTATCATCAATGGCATTATGAAAGCACAAGTAGAGAAACTACACGTAAAATGGTTGTTCAACTTTATCTTAATACAGTAGCAAATGGTGGCGAAACAGAATTCTTATATCAAAAAAAGCGTATTAATGCACGTAAAAATAGATTACTTGTTTGGCCTGCAGATTGGACATATACGCATAGGGGAAATACTCCTTTAAAAGGCGACAAATATATACTGACCACATGGTTGGAGGAAGTCGTAAAGTGACATACTTAGTCACTGACAACTGTGTCAAGTGCAAACATATGACTTGTGTCGAGGTCTGTCCAGTTGATTGTTTCTATGAAGGTGAAAATATGCTTGTAATCAATCCAGATGAATGTATTGATTGTGGCGTATGTGAGCCAGAATGTCCTGCAGACGCTATACTTCCAGATAATCAATTAAAGGGCGATGAACTTTCTAAATGGATGGGAATTAATAAAAAGTATTCAGAAGTATGGCCTGTAGTAAGTGCAGTGCATGATGAAAGACCTAGCGAAGAAGAAGCAAAAGAATGGGATGGTGTCCCTAATAAATTTGAAAACCATTTTTCGGAGAAACCAGGCCGTGGTGACTAAAAATAAAAAATTGTTAAATGATATTGTACGTATAGGTGTGCTTGAAGAAGAATTAGAATATTACAAAAGTTTAATAAGAGAACACGATACAGGACATATACATACTGTTGTAAGTTTTATAACAGATAGAATAAGAATTTTAAAAGGAGCAAAAAAAGAATGGCCGTTCGAATAGTAAGTTACAGCAAACCTACATTAGAATTTATAAATGAAGGTATTAGTAATGATGATATGTTAGATCTTGTTGCGTATTGTGCAAGAGTAAGTAATCCAAGTAATCAAATGAATTCCGAGACTAGTGAAAAACTAGTAAAATACTTAATTAAACATCAACATTGGTCTCCTTTAGAAATGGTAAATGCATGTTTAGAAATTAATACAACAAGAGACATTGCACATCAAATTGTTAGACACAGAAGTTTTGCGTTTCAAGAGTTTAGTCAACGGTATGCTGACCCAAAAGAGTTTGGAGATCAATTTGTATTAAGAGAAGCAAGATTGCAAGATACCAAAAACAGACAAAATAGTATTGAACTTGGAGAAACTGATGAAGATAAAGCGTTAGCACAACGTTGGGCAGAAGAACAACAAGATGTAATTTTTAGAGCTAAACGTGCCTATGAATGGGCTATTAAATCAGGTATAGCAAAAGAGCAAGCAAGAGTTGTATTGCCAGAAGGCTTAACTAAAACTAGACTTTATATGAATGGTAGTCTACGTAGTTGGATACACTATATAGAATTACGTGGTGCTAACGGAACACAAAAAGAACATATGGAAATTGCACACGCCTGTGCAGAAGTAATTGCAAAAGTATTTCCATTAGCAAAAGAACTAAAGTGAAAAGGGGCATTTAGCCCCCTTTCTTAATCTCCATAAACTTGAAGTACTTCTTTTACTGCTTCATGTCTTTC